GTTCTCCTTGGGGTGGGTGCCCGGCCGCCGGGGGCTGGGGGGCGTTCCGGCGGCCGGGCGGTTCAGGGGAGGCGGACGGCGAGGGCCTTCGTGCCTGCGAGGGCGAGCGCCTCGTGCAGGGTCTTCACGGGGGTGCCGGTGGGTTCGGTCGGCTGGTCGTCCGGGTCGACGTCGCGCGTACCGGCCGGTGCGGAGACGGCGCGCAGGTTCGCGAGGTCCGACTCGAGCGCGGTCACCTGCGCCTCGAGCAACCCGAGCTCGTGCTGCTGGCACACGACCACGAGCTCCGCTTCGACATACCGCTGCTTCGCGGTCTCGTATGCGGCGTGGACGGCGTCGCGGTCCTCGATGAGCCGGGCGAAGAAGTCGTCCGCCGCGGCCTGGCGGGCCCGCAGCTCGCGGTTCTCCGCGCGCAGTTGGCGAGGGCTGGCGGAGCGATGGGCGCCGGTGCCCCGGGGCAGGCGGAACTTCATTTCGGATCCCCTTTCCCGGGGCGGTGGGTGGGCTTGATGCGGGGCCGGATCGACGGCCACACCGCGATGGCGGCGAACACGAGTCCGATCACGGTGCCGGTGATCTCGCGGCCGGTCATGCGTCGTCCTTGGCGAACCACTTGGTGGTCGGGCCCGGGCTGTTCGGGTGCGACGGAAACGTCTGCTTACGGTCGAAGCGGGAACCGCCCGTGCGCTCGTGGTCGAGCCGGTACCAGCCCTCATTCGCCGACTGGAGTGCCTCGAGCTGATTCGTCAGCTTGTCGACCTGCTCGCGGAGCAACCGGTTCTCGGCACGCAGCCGCACGTCCTCCGGCAGCGGCGGCCGCACCCAGCTCACCGGGTCGACGTCCGGCGCTCCGCCCGGCGGCACCTGTGGTATCGGGCTCACGACGCACCGTCCTTCCGCTGCGTGGTGCCGCAGGCGGCGTACCAGGCAGTGAACTCCTGGGGGGACATGCCGGGCTCCGAGCCGTCGACCGCGGCCTGCATCGCCGTCGCCGCGGCGAGGGCGAGCGTGGCGTGGACCTGTGCGGCAGCGATGATGTTCGCGGTGTACTGGTGGCCGTGGTTGTGGGCTCGGGCGAGAAGCACCTCCGCCTCCTGGTAGTGCTCGGGTCCGGTGGAGGCAGACATCACACCCACCCCATCTCGAGCAGCGCCTCGTCCTGGTCCTCGTCGGCTGCGCGCTGCTCGCAGTCGTCGCAGCCGCAGTTGGTCCACGAGCCGTCGATGAATTCGGCGTAACAGTCGTCGACGTCGTTCATGACGTGCTCCCTGCTGGGGTGTTGGCCGCGTCGGTGCGGCGGCAGTAGTCGGCGAAGGACTCGGTGAAGCCGGCGGCCATCGAGGCGCGGAAGTCGGCGGCAGCGCGGTCCTGCTCAGCGGCGGCCTGCTGGCGCTGGCGGACGACCAGCGCCCGTACGTCCGCCTCGAGACGGTGCAGTGGCACGTCCAGGCGCTCTATGCGGGCGGCCATCACGCACCTCCGGCGAGGTCGGGCTTCACGGCCAGGTCGCGGCCGTTGTTCCAGGCGTCGCAGGCGCAGAACACGGAGCGGTGCGGGTGCTCGAGGCAGCCCTGGCCGTAGCGCTCGACAGCGGCGAGCAACGTGGGGTGGGCGGGTTCGGCGAGCTCGAGGCTTCCGTTCGTCGACGGATGCCCGTTCCAGGTGCTGTGCACGGTTGCGCCCAAGTCGGCGAGCACGGACTTCAGGTGGTCCAGCTCACCGGGCTCGAGCGGGTTGACCGGCACGCGTTCCACGCCGCGGTCCACCCACTCGACCCGGGCGACATCGACGGAGATCACCGGGCGCCCAGTCGCCCCTACGGGACAGACGCCGTACCAGCGGTTCCCAGTCGCAGGGATCGCCGGGCCACGGTGGTGCACGATCGCTCCATCGGGCTGCTCCGTGCCGTACAGCCAGCGCAGCCCGGCCCGCAGGGCGTCCACCGTGGTGGGCAGGTAGCGCACCCACAGCTCGGTGCCGTCGTCGACCGTCTCCTGCTTGGTCTCGAACCGGCCGGCGGGCCGGTACGCGTGGGCGATCCGACCCCCGCCGGTCCGTACGAACCGGGCGATCGAGTCGGCCGTGTTGCGGCCGGCGTACGTGGTGGCGAGCACCCAGTCGCCCGGCGCGGCCTTCGCGCGGGCCGCAGTGTCGTAGTGGTCGGCGCGCGGCCGGTCCGTCTTCCAGGGGCTCATCGGGCACCGCCTCGGAGGCAGGACGGCATCGGCGTGACGTGCTCGGTCAGGACGCCGGTGGTGACGTCGTAGTCCTGGGCGCGGCCCCAGCGGGCGGCGGGGAACGCGGACCGCAGCACGTCGCTGATCTCCTTCGCCGCGCCCTTCGGCAGCGGGATCTCCCGGCGGCCGGTGCCGAGCGCCATCACGCAGTACAGGCGGGCGTCGGCGCGCCGGTGGTGAGTGACGCGCACTTCGGTGACGGGCGCGCCGGCGGCGGCGTGGAGGCGGGTGCGGAGCAGCAGCCGCAGCTCCGGGGCGGCCTGCTCGATACGCGGCCGGGCGGGGGCGGTCATGATGCGCCTCCGCGGTTCCGCAGGCAGACGGCGTGGACGTCCTCGAGCAGACGGTTGTACGCGGCGATGGTGGCCGGAGGCCATGAGCGCTCGGGACCGTGGGCCTCGCGGAACCAGGCGTCGCAGGCGGCGAGCAGCTGCTGCTCGCGGTCGATGCTGCGGGCGGCCTGGCCGCCGTCGGCGGGGGTGACCTTGTCGGGGTGGGCGATCGCCAGGCGGGCGAACGCGGCCTCCACGGCGCAGCTCTCGAGCGCGTGCCGGTCCGGGTTTAGGACGGGCAGCGACGTGCGGAGCCGCTCGAAGTAGACGGCCTGGGCGCGGCGCGAGTGTCGCAGCGTCCAGGTGGTCAGGCCGGTGCGGATGGTGGTGAGCAGGTGGTGCGAGGTGGTACCGGCGACGTGGTGCGTCGTTGCAACCATCGCCATCATCTCCCTCAGTCGTTGGGGTTGGTGTGCAGGGCGGCGCGTACGGCGGCGGCCCCGCGGTGTGCGGTGTCGGGCTGGGGAACCGGGCGGCGCTGCCTCCACGGCTCGGGTGCGGCGGGAAGCAGGTCCGCCGGTTCGGCGACCGGGTCGGCCATGAGGCGGCCGACGGCGGCGAGGACCTGGCCCCACGTCATGCCCTGGTAGCGGGCGTGAGCGAGGCAGTCTCGGAGGGCGTTGGGGTCCCAGTCGGGCCGGGCCTTGGCGGCCAGGGCGAGCAGTTCGGCGGAGGCCGGCTGCGGCACGTTCGGCGGCGGGGACGGTCTCGGGTGGTTCATGACGAGCTCCCGGCTGGGACGCACTCTGGGCAGCTGCACCAGGTGGCCCGCGGCGGCCCTGGGTAGGGCGGGCCCGGGTACGGCGGCCGTGGTTGCCCGGGCGGCCGGGCAGGCGGTCTGCCGCCCGCGCGGAGGTCGGCACACACCTGGCAGCGTTCGCCGGTGCGCCAGATCCGGCCGGACTCGCAGGCGATGAGGCCGCAGCCGTGGCGGACGATCGCGGCACCGAGCAGCCAGCGGCCCGGGTCACGGATGTCGTCGGTGGAGGCGTACCGGAACTCAAGGCGTTGCCGCAGCCGCTCCGGCTCCACCCCGGCGTCCAGCTGCCGTCCGGCCTCCCGCGCCAGGCTGCGCACGATGTACGGCGACAGCCCGGCCAGCAGGCAGTGAACCGGCTCGAGGACTCGCCAGATCCGCGGAGCGAGACTCAGTTCAGGCCCCGTGTACGGGCTCTTGACCGCGAGGGGCGGCGGGTTTTCCACAGCGTCCCCCGCTACTACCTGCTCTCGCCTCCGGCGGATGGAACCACCGGCCCGCTCGTCATCAGGTGAGTCAATCTGCGGGTCTTCCTCTATCGCGAGGGACCCGTCTTCAAGATCCGCACCCGATCCCTCATCAAGATCCGCAGTCAGTGTCAGCTGCGACGGCTCGTCGTGGACGGTGTAGACGTGGCGGCCGCGGTAGCCGGCGCGCTGCTCCACGGTGATCCAGCCGAGATCGGCGAGGCTGCGGAGGATGCGCCGTACGGAGCGGCTGTCGAGCGGCTGCCCGGCCCGCTTCCCGGTGCGGTGCCGCAGCACCGTGCCGATCTCGGAGAGCGTCAGCCGGTGCCCGGTCGCCATGGCGTAGGACAGGGCGGCGTACGCCCGCAGCTGCCGCGGCGACAGGGCCTCCGCCGCCCGGGTCGGCACCCACGCCCCAAGCTCGGCCCGGCCCGGCTTGCGCACCCGGCGCACCGCGGTGGTGCCACGGCCACCCGGCATCGTGCGCCGGTACGAGGTGACCTCCACGACGTCGTCGTCCGGAGCCGGCCGCATGAGCTGTGTCAGCGATCGCTCCACGCTCGAGCGGGATACGCCCAGCAGGCCGGACAGGTAGGAGACGCCGGCGGTGCAGCCCTCCGGCCGCTGCCCGAGCGCCGCGATCTTCACGTACACGGCCAGGGCGGCGTCGCCGTAGTGGCAGGAGGTGACCACCCGCCAGGGCACGCGGACACGCTGCGGTCGAGACACGGTGATCACCTCCTTCGTGGGCGCTGTGGAGCGGTCAGGGGAGCGTCATGCAGGTCACATGCGAGTCACATGCAGGTCAGTCGCGGTCGTCGTCGCGCGCGCCGTCCAGCGCCGCGGTGAGCCCGTCAGCGACGGTCTTCAGCTCGTGCAGGGCCTCGGTGACGGTGAGGTTCGGCGTGTGGAGGACCCTGCGGGCGTAGCTGTTCCAGTGCTGGAGCGCGGCCCGCAGGCGAGCGGTCTCGATGTACGCGAGCTGCCCGCCGGTCAGGCGCAGCGTCTGCTCGTCCAGCTCGAGTTGGCCGTCGTCGTCGAGCGTTCCGCGTGCGGTGCGCTGAAGGTGCAGGAAGCGCAGCGCCTCGCGGACGTAGCCTTCCTGCTCCTGGTTCGGCACCTCGAGGCTCGTGATGCGGACCTTGACCGTCGGCTCTTTCTCGGAGCCGGGGGCCGGCTGGGTGCGCTCGGTGTGTGCGAACTCGCCGATGAACAGCCGTCGGGCGGCGGGCACGTCGTACACGGGCCGTACGTGCGCCTCGAGGGCTTCCTGTGCCGACGCGCTCACCTTGGCGTCGAACTTCAACTGGGTCACTGCCAGCTCTCCTTGGTCTGGTCGGTCAGGCGCCAGATGCGGATCACCGCGCCGGGCGTGCTGAGGGTTCCGGCGCCGTCGTCGACGAACCGCTTCGCGGCCCGGACCGTGGCCACGCGGCTGTCGTCCCGCCACACACCCGCGTCGGTCAGGGCGTCTTCGGTGGAGCGGATGAGCTTGGACAGGTCCGGGGGCGAGGTGGGCCAGGCCGGGGCGGACGGCTTGAGCAGGCCCGCGTTGCGGCCGGTGCCGAAGTGGTGCTTGGCCCGGTCGAAGTAGAAGGCGACGTCCAGGGACACCGGTCCGTCGAGGCGGACCCAGGCGGTGTCGTGGCCGATCGCGTCGCGGGCTGCCGTCTTCACGGCCTCGCGCCACGGCTTCACGTTCTTCGACGACTCGACCATGCGGCCGGGCCCGTACGAGCGCTTCGAGCCCTGCGGCGCGGGCAGACCATAGACGGTCAGGCAGATGGCGAGGGTGGTCACGGCTGCTCACCGGCCTTTGCCTGCTGGTCCAGGTCGTCGGCGGCGCACTGCATGATCTCGCCGACCTCCGTGCCGGACGCACCGCCCAGCAGGCCGATCGACGCCGCGTACGCCCCGGCGACCAGCAGCACCATCGCGACGTCGCCGGGCGGCAGGCTGGTCCGCCCAGCCAGATGCTCGACCAGGTCGCGTCCGGCCTGTCCGAGCTTCTCCACGCGCGGTGTTCCGGCGTACCGGGCGCGCTGCTCTCGCACGTGGTCCAGGGCTATCTCGGGCGTCCACTGGGCCTCGCGCACTCCACGAATGCCGTGAGCCGCGAGGTGGCGCAGGAGATGTTCTTCCTGGTCGCGGCTCACTGCTCCTCGCCTCCGTCCGTCTGCGTCGGGCGGCCGGAGCCGGGCTTCGCAGCGTCGGGCCACGACGTCGTCTCCGGGGCCTGGTGGTGCTCCGCGTCCTGGCCGTCCTGCTCGTCTTGGGTGTCGAGCGCGACGGCGCGGATGATGTGCGGCGGCCGGCCTTCGTCGGCGTCGACGTCGGCCTTCAGCAGGTCGATCACCTCGGGCGAGGTGGGCACGAGCTTCGCGAGGCGGCGGACGCAGGATTTGCCCCACTGCTGGTCGAAGTGCGTGTGCCAGGCGGAGTCGCGCTTGCCGGTGCTCTCCGCGTACGCGTAGGCCTTCGAGTACAGGTCGCGGATCTCGATGGCGTCCTGCCGGTTCAGGAGGACCACCTGCGAGCGGCCGCCGCCCGTCATCCACGCGTAGGCGTAGGCGAGGATCACCTCGCCGCGCTGCTCCTTCGGGAGCTCCACGCGGGGCCGGTGGTAGAAGTCGCCAGGCGTCGGCGCGGTGGGCGTGTAGTCCCACACGTCCTGCTCGCGGATGAAGTCGACGCGTACGGACTGCACCTGGCCGGAGCGGTGCATCACGTCCAGCAGCCCCTGGTACATGGGCACGAACGTGGCCGTCTTCCCGAAGGGGACGATCGCCGCCCGTACTCCGTCCGGTGCGAGGCCGAACCGGGCGCACGCCATAAGCGCCGTGTAGATGGTGTCGGTGTGGCAGTTCCGTAGCTTGTCCATGGACGTGAGCGCGGCCTCGATGAAGTGGCTCTCGTCGATGTGCTTGGGCAGGGCGCGGGCGATGAGGCTGCTGCGCCGCTCGAGCCACTTGAGCGTGGGGTTCTGCTCGGCCAGGTCGGTGGACGGCTCCGGCTGCTGCGGGACAGCCGCGGTGGCCTCCTGCACGCGGGCCTTCAGGTTGCTCATGATGTTCCTTCCGAGGGCACGATCAGGCGGCGTGCTCGGTAGCTGCGGTAGATCTCGGGGTGGTCGGCGGCCAGACGCTCGGTGTCGACGGCCGGAACCATGCGGACGTACTGCGCGGCGAGTTCGGGCTCCGCGTCGCGGAACCGGGCGACGGCAAAGTTGCCGTTCTGCCGCCACGTGTAGACGGGCCGGCCGCCAATGGTGGCGACCTCTGTCGCGCCCAGCGCGGCGCGCAGCTGGTTCTCGACTTCGGCGAGCTCTTCGCCGTCGGCCTCGATGCGTGCCTTCAGCTCACGGCGGCGCTCGCGCAGGATCATGTGCTCCACCGGGTCGACTTCGGTGGTCGCTCCCTCGCGTACGTCGAAGAGGTGTGCCAGCAGCTCGGTCGTGGCCTTCGACCCGTCCGGCGGGGGCGGGGTGCCTTCGACGACGTGCTGGAGCCACCAGTCCCGGCAGTACGTCGACAGATGCGCGATCAGTTCTTCGTCGCGCTCGAGCCGGAACCAGCGCAGCCGGTTGCCGCCGATGAGGGCGGTGACGTACGCGTGGCTCGCCCCGGTGACCGCCGTGTACCAGTGGGCTTGCAGGGCGGGCTCATCCGGGACGTCGTCCTCCCACTGGCGCGCCTGGTACTCGCTGCGGTTCTTCACCTCGAGCGGCACGACGGTCGGGTCGGGGGCCGGGGTGCGCTCGAGGACCAGGCGGTCGATGTTGGCGAGCATCCACGGCCGGTCGAGGTGCTGAAGCGTGCCGGGCGACGGCGCGATCTCGAGGCCCGTGCGCTCGGAGAACATCTCCGCGATGACGCCCTCGAACTTCCGCCCGCAGTAGGCGGCCTCGCTGTCGGAGTGGTCGCCGCGGCCGTGTTTCTCCTCCCACACGTGCAGCGGCCCCTTCCAGCGGTGCATGCCGAGGATCGCGGCGACGTCGCTGCCGCCGATCCCGCTGCGGCGCACGGAGTGCCAGTCGTCCTCCGGCGCGTCAGCGGGCAGGACCACGCGGGCGGTGGGGAGCCCGCCCGGAGCAGGCAGGGTCTCGGGGGTCCGCATGGAACGGGAGGACTCCTCTCCTGCCTTCGCTCCCGCGGCCGGCCCGTGGAGACCGGCGGCGGGTGACGTTGACTCCGGGCGGGTGGTCGGGAACCCGCCCGGCGCAGGCGGGGTCACGGGAGCAGCGGAGCGACGCTCCTCCCCCGCCTTGGCCTCTGCGGCGGGCCCTTGTCCACCGGCGGCAGACGACGTTGACGCCGGACGGGTTGGCTTCACGACGAGCTCGCCTTCTTCTCCTCGAGGACCGACGTGAGGACGTCGTCGAACGACGGCCATACGGCGTCGCCGTAGGCGGCCTGGTGGCGGGCAGCAACCTCGCGCGCGGCGTCGGCACCGGCGCGGATCTCGCCGCGCTCAATCTGTCCGAGGACGCGCTCGGAGTCCGTCATGGGCTGGATCGGCATCACACGCCTCCGCTCACGGTCAGGCGCGGCCGGGCGGCGTAGCGGGCGCGGAAGGCTGCCTCACGGATTTCCTCGCCCCACCGGCGCTCATCGAGTGAGCGCGGCCGGTGACGGCCGTCGATCGCTTCACGCACCTGCCGGTGCAGGCTGGGCAGCGAGTAGTCGGGCAGCGTGAGGGAGCAGATCTCGTTCGGCTCGCGGCCCCACTCCCAGCCGGTGATGACGACCGGCCCGGCCTGCGGCTGGAACCTGGCGCCCATCGCGTATAGCAGGCAGGAGCCGACGATGTTGCGGGGCAGGACGGGGTCGAGGTGGCCGCAGCCGTTGACCCAGCCGGCGGCGTTCAGCGACGGCGGCAGGATGACCCAGTCCTTGCCCTGCGGGCCGACCAGCGTGTCCCAGTCGGGTTCGTCGTCGCGGAGGGAGAGGCCGCCGTAGGTGGCGTCGATGACGGCGTACTTCACCGGGCACCTGCCTTCGCGGCGGGCCGGTTGAAGCGCGTGCCGCCCTTGACCCTCTGGACGCTGTTGATCGAGGTCCAGCAGATCCAGCGGTCGAAGCCGCGATCGTTGTCCCACGAGGCGCACACCAGCGCCTCGTCCGAGTGCTCGTTGGCGAAGCACCAGGCCGTGGGGCGTCCGTCGAACATGCCGGGAACGTGCGGCGGCTGGTCGATGACGACGGTGCCCACGCGGCCGGAGCGGTGGCGAATGCGGGTACCGAGCGGCAGGAGCTTGGCCAACACGGCGAGTTCGGCCGTCATCTCGTCCGAGGTGTCAACGACGCCCCGGTAGTCGGGTCGGTCGGTCATCAGTGGTCCCCTTCCGGGTACAGGTCGCTGCGGGTGAGCCAGCCGCGAGCGAATGCGAGGGCGACGGCGTTGGCGGTGTTGACCGAGCCGACGACCTTGTTGATCCGGTGCCGGTGCTGCCGCACGGTGCCGGAGGCCAGCCCGAGTCGGCGGGCGGTGGCGTAGACGGTCTCGCCGCGCGCCATGCCGACGAGGATCGGAATCTCCGAGCGGCGCAGCGGGCACGTGGGCGGCGGGAGTTGGCGGGGGGCCGTGCAGGGCGCCGGAGCGGATCGCAGCCGGTCAACCTCCGCCAGCAGGTCGCGCATGGCCCGCGCCCTCGGGCTGGAGGTGTCGCGGGCTGCGACGTCCCGGATCGCTGCGAGCCGGGTGGCGCTCAGCGGGTGGGGCTCGGTGCCGAGTTGGAGGTTCACACGCGCCTCCCGACCGGAACGGTGCGCGGGTCGAGCAGGCGCAGCTGGGTCTTGAGGCGGGCGATCTCGCCCAGGAGGGCGGGCACGTCGGTGCGGGCGTGGCGGCAGAACTCGACCGCGGGTATCAGCTCGTCCGGGTGCCACTCCTCCACCCAGGAGAACGGGCCGAATCCGACCGGCTGACCGTCGTCGGCGAGCACCACGTCCCAGGGGCCGTGCCGCGTGTCGACGACCCGGGCCTGCACGGCGCGCAGGTAGTCGTCGGTCAGCGGCCCCGGTTTGGGCGGCTGTGGGATGCTGGACTCCATAGGGTCCACTTCCTCGCTGGTAGCTCAGTGGGCCGGGTCCGCCGGGGGCGTCCGGCGGGCCCTTTCATCTGTCAGGCCCCGAGAGGCCGTTCGGTACGGCAGCGGCGGCAGACCATCCGCCACACCGGATTGCGGTGCCGGCACGTCGGGCAGAGCCAGGCGCAGGCGAACATCAGGCCGCCATCTCGTGTTGGGGTGAGGTGTCTGCCAGGCGTTCGGCGACGGGGGCCAGGACCGGCCGCAGGCGTTCGATCAGCTCGCTGGGGATGCCGACCTCGGCGACGGCCTGGGTGGCCTGTCGGCGGGCGTCGGCGATCTCGGCAGGGCTGAGGATGCGGCTGCGCTCTTCCCTGGTCATCAGGCGGGGCTTCCAGCGCTGGCGGCCGGCTCTTCGTCAAGCAGGAGATCCGCGATGTCGCAGCCAAGTGCTCTGGCGACCTGACCGAGAGCACGGGCCGAAAGGCCGGACTGGCCGTTCTCGACCATCGAGACGTGCGACTTGCTGATGCCGGCTCGTTCTGCGAGGTCGCTCTGGTTCAGTCCCGCCAAGACTCGCCTACGCGTCAGCGCCGTGGGGTCTATCCGGGGTTTCATGTATACGACAGTACGAGCCAAAGTCGCACAGTACAAGCCAGTACCAAGAAGTAACTCTCACTTTTTTTGACTGCGCGTGCGAGCTTGTACAAGTTCGCATCCGGATGTGGAGGTTGTGTGCGGTCCCCTGGCCCTTGACCTGCGACAGTTCGCTACAGTTCAAGAAAGTCCAATACAGCGACGCACAGGGGAAGGACGGTCATGACCACACCGGCGACGCCCCCACCGGCGGAGGCGTCCCTCATCCGCCTCGCACGTGAAGCCGCGGGACTCAGCCCGGAGAAAGCCGCGGCCAGGATGGCGATCCGCTTCAGCGGCAGCCGGTGGCGGCAGATCGAGGCCGGCCGGCGGGCAGACTCCGACCAACCAGTCATCGCCAAGGACCCCACCCTCGCCCACATGGCACACGCCGTCGGCGTGACGTCCGAACGCCTTGCGACTGCCGGGCGCCCGGAGGCGGCTGCGATCCTCAGAGAGATCGAGAGCGCTGACGCGGAACCGGAGCCGGCCCACATGCCCGACCCGCTCGCCGGGCTCGAGGACTGGCAGCGGAAGGCGATCCTCAACATCCTCGATGAGCGTCCGCGGTCGAAGCGAGAGAAGGCGCTCGTGCTTCGCACTCTGGTACAGGAGCTCGAACAGCAGGCAACCCAAGAGGACCCGCCGGAGGTCCGCAAGGTCGCAGGTCACGGGTAGTCAACCCCTACCCTAAGCTTGGTCACGGTTCAGTAACGGTCGCTGCATATGCCAGTGAAATCGATCTCAAACGGGCGCATTGTTGCCATCCATGCACAGTGCAAATTCAGACAGCCTGTGGGGGGTTGAGGATGCTGAACGTCCTTCTCGCGGGTCTGATCTGCGCGTTGGCACTGGGTGTGTACCTGCTCTTCCGGCAGCTTCGTTCCATCAGCTGGCAGCTCACACTGCTCCGCGTAGATCGCGACACCGACCGAATGCTCCGCGCCATCGGCGCGCGCCCAAACGATTCTTCAGAACCGCATGTACCTGACCGGCCGGTCAGGCGTAAACGCCACTTGGACCTGTACATCGGCGGTGCCGCCGCTGCAGTCCTTACCTTCGGCCGCGAGATACGTGCTCACCCGGCCACCGCCCTCGCCAGCACCGGCGCGGCAGTCCTCATCGCCGCCATCGCCACTCTCCTGATCCTCGCCCCAGGAGCACGAGAGAGAGCCGGGGAACCGCATCGGCCTCCGTCACCGACGGCCAGGCCGACCGCCGACTGGACGCTGTCCGCAAGGCCGCCTGCGCCCAGCAACACACCGAGCGTCAGGTCAGGCGGAGGGCCCGTCAGCGAGGCCGCCGCGACGCGTCACCGGATCGCCGTGAGGACGGTGATCCCTGCGCCTTCACCGACGCCTGACGGACAGGCGAGCTTACCGGCGGGCAGCACAACGCCGTCGGCTCCTGCCACGACCAGGACACTGGGGACACCGTCCGCCCCGCCGGGACCGACGCTCAGTCCTTCGCCGGCACTTCCGTCGACCGAGCCGAGTAGCAGCTCGTGCTTGGGAACCACCCTCCGGCCGCTCCTCATGCTCGACCTCTGCCTCCCGGCGCTCCGCTAGCGAGGTGGCACGAACCCAGGTTGGCCGTAGTAGGACAGGGTGACCCGGCCCGGCTCGATCCGCTTCACGCCGGGCGCCCTGGCCTTGAACAGGCGGACGGTCACGACCTGGTTCAGCACGAACCGCCTCTGGTGCACGTCCAGCTTGTCCCACACCTCGTCGGCGAGCGGGTTCCCCAAGAGGTCCTGAAGGATCGGCGGGATCGTCGCCTCCGCCCTCTTGAGTTCGGCCTCCGCCTTCTGCTGAAGAGGGCGGAGGTCCTTCTCGAGCGATCCCAAGGATGCAGCCGACATGCCCGGGTTGCCGTCGTCGTCGAAGGTCTTTGCGAGCTGCCGGGCCTCTTCCAGCTGGCGCTCGATCGCCGTCAGTCTGGCCCGGGCCTTCTTTGCGGCATTGCCGTCCGTCGGCTTACGGAAGGCCGCCCGCGCCTCCTTCGTCGCCAGCCAGGTGACGACGGACTCTTCCACGAACGCCTCGAACAGCTCCGCATTGACCGACATGTCGAGGCTCTTGCACCGATAGATCCAGCGGCCGCGGGCAGTCGTCGTCTTCCGAAGGGCGTACAAGTCCCGCTGCTCCGCCCCCTCGTGGTAGCCGCAGATCGCTATCCCGGACAGGAGGTGCTTGACCGCCGTGGAGGCCCCTGGCCCCTTGAGCCGGCCATCAAGGATGGCCTGCACCTCGTTGAAGAGCTTGGGCTGCACGAGCCCCTTCCAGGTGCCCTTGTGTTCCACTCCGTTGTGGGACCGGATGCCGATGTACGCCTTGTTGCGGAGCACCATGTACACGCTGCGCGCCACCCAGGGCTTGCCGAGCCGCGTGACCTCACCGGCCTCATTCATCTCCCTGGCGATGCTCCGCAGGGCTTTGCCGGCCTTCACCGCCTCGAACATCTTCACGACCCTCTTCGCCTGATCGCGGTCGGCGACTTGGTCGACGAGGTCGCCGGTGTCCGGGTCATAGTTCCGCCGGTAGCCGTACGGGGTCGGGCCGTGCGGTGCGCCCTTCGACGCCCACTTGCGGGTGGTGCGCAGATTGCGGTCGCGGATGCCCTCGAGTTCGTCCTCTGCACCGACGGCGTCCATCGCCGTCGCCTTCCGGTCCTCGCGCTTCGAGAGGTCGTAGAGCGTGCCGTTGTAGCAGAGCAGCACGCCGGCGCCGTAGCAGGCGTTGCGCAGCCGCACATAGACCTCCAAGTCGCGGTAGTACCGAGACGCCTCCCAGGCGACGACGATCCGTGCTTCTCGGGCCTCGATCCGTGCCAGCATGTCCTCGAAGTCGTCACGCTTCTTGCGGGCGTGGCGGCTGGCTGAGAGCCCGGTGTCCTTGAAGACGCCCTTCACCGGCCAGCCGTACTTGTCAGCGAGTTCCTGACCGCTGTCCAGCTGATCGCCGACGCTGCGCCCCTTCTTCTTCGGGTCAACCGAGTTACGGCCGTAGAGGAAGCAGTCCCAGACGACGTCGGGATGCACAAGGTGCAGGTAGGAGGGGTCAATTGGCATAGGAATGAGCGTAGCGTGACGTACGGCTCTGCGTGCACCTTTCGGATGAAAAATGTATGAGGGACCGTACATCGCGAACGCCCGACAGCAGAGAAGCCCCGCTCGATGGAGAAATCCAGCCGAGCGGGGCTTCAGGCGTTTCCGGGGTTGCCCCCCGCCCACAGTAAGCAGCAGACCCGCCCCAGGGAGGCTTCCGGACCTTCCCCGGGGCGGGCATCAGGGGCGCGACCTGCTGGATCACGCACCGGAACACTAGCATCCGCTATAGGCCGCCCCATGCCGCTACAGGGGGCCCCATGCCGCCCTATGTGGCCACCCAGCGTCACTCAGGGCGCGATGCCGCCATACGTTCCGCCCATGAGCGAGGACGTTCCATCCCCGGACGATGAGTTCCCCTACGTCTACGTCCGGGTGGCCGACAGCGTGGAGGCGGAGATCCGCTCCGGCCGCCTGCCGTACGGTGCGCGGCTGCCGAACGAACGGGCGATGGCCGCCCAGTACGGCGTGGCTCCCGGCACGGTCCGGCGCGCGGTGCAGGAGCTGAGGGAGCGCCGTCTGGTCGTCACACGGCCGAACAAGGGAACGTTCGTCCTGCGGCTTCCCGAACCCGAGTAGCGGCCCCGCCGGCCCGAGGCTTCCGGGACCACCAGGCGCGCGGCGGGGCCTGTCTCTCGACCCTGCGAGCGGAACGGATCGCTCAGCAGGGTGCGCGGGCGGCGTGCTGGAACAGAGCGGACACACGGGGTGTGAAACGCGAAAGCCCCGCCCGGTCCGCGACGGGGGGCGCGGACCGAGCGGGGCGGCATCGGTGCCTATCGGGCAGGCTGGCCGGCGAGCCGAGCCCGGCCCGGCCACTCGGAGAAGTGCTCAGGATTGTCAGAGAGCGGCGCGCCAGGAGCCGCGGGCGAGCCGGGTCTGCCCCTCCGGGGTGATCCAGACACGGGCGCCTCGCAGCGGCAGCTCGCCGTGCTCGAGCCAGTAGGAGCGGATGCGGTCCAGGACGTCCCACAGGCGCTGCGGGCCGCTCTGATGTACGAGCGGGAGCACGCCGCGCGGGCCGCTCAGGCTCATCGCGCGGGCCCACGAGCCGTCCGGGTGTGCCAGCCACGTCGTACGCAGTTGCCCGTCGACGTCGTACCCGTAGACGGTGCCGGGCGCTTCGATGTCCAGCATGGCGGCCACGTCCCAGGCTTCCTGGATGTCCAGGAGCGGGTAGTCGCCGTCGCTGACAGATTCGCCTTCGCCGTGCCGTGCCTGTTCGAGCAGCCCGGGCGGGAGGGTGTCCGCGTAGTCATCGCCTGCTCGGGCCTGCATGAAGCCGGCCCGGTCCCACTCGACCTGGCCGACGGCGCTGCCGTCGTCCTGCTTCTCCGCGGTGACGATGAGCGTGGTGCCGCTGATGGTGGTGACCAGGCGGCCGCCGGGCTTGAGCGCCTGAAGCCAGCTGCTCGGTACGGGCCGTACGCCGACGGTGGCGACGATCCTGTCGTACACGCCGGGCAGCGGCCCGGTGGCGTCGACCGTCGCGATCTGCGGGCGCAGCCCGAGCTGGTCGAGCCGGTAGCGGGCGGCGTTCACGAGGTAGTCGTCGATGTCCACGCTGGTGACCTTCTCGTCGCCCAGGCGCAGCGTGGCCAGGGCGGTTCCGTAGCCGGAGCCGGTGCCCACGTCGAGCAGCTGGTCGCCGTCGGCGATGCGGGCGTGTTGGAACATGCGCACGACCAGGCTCGGCAGAGTCGCCGACGAGGTGGGCGCTCCGTGCGGCCGCTCCCCCGGTTCGGCCAGGTCGGCGTGGAGAGGGCCGACGCGGGTGATCAGCGACCGGTCGGCGTACGCGGCGGCGGCCCACTGCTCTTGATCCGCGGGGCCGTCGTGGAGTTGCCAGCCGTCGTCGGCGCGCTGCCACCACCGGGGCACGAACTCGTGACGCGGCAGGGCCGCGACCAGTGGCCGCCACCGGGAGGCGCCATGTGTGGCGCCGTCGGCCAGGGCAGCGGCGTGAGGTTTCCAGTGCACGGTGCTCCTCAGTGCTTGGGGTTGCAGGCGGGGGTACTGGCCGGATTGCAGTCGCTCGAGTCGTCCGGCGTGCAGGCAGCGCCCGCGGCAGGAATCAGCGAACGGGCCTGGGCGAACTGCTCGCTGCGCACGATGTCGGCCAGGCCCTCGCGGCGGACGTTCCCGGTGGGCATGAAGCGGGACAGGATGCAGCCGTACACGTCGCCGTCCGGGGAGACGGCGAGTCGGTTGTGGAAGCAGCGGCCGCACAGTTCGCTCACGCTCGGGATGGTGTCGGAGTCGGCGGCCGCGCGTCCAACTCCGCGGGCGCGGTCGATGCGGATGTCCTCGATGCCGAACGAGCGGAGCTCTGCTTCGGCCTGGTGGACGCGCTGCCCGTCGTGAACGTGGACGATCCCGACCCGCAGCCGGATGCCGCGCTCGAGGGCCTCGATAATGTTGCGGCGGGTCCGGGCGTGGCTGCCACGACCGCCGGTGATCCGATCGTGCTCGTCGGCCCGGTTGCTGTAGTAACTGGTGGCCAGCCGCACGCCGTACTGCTCGAACGCGGCCCACATCGCCGGCCGGACATGGGTCAGGTTGGAGTACACCTCGACCTCGAGGCCGCGGCACAGCGCGTGCGAGATCAACGGCAGCAGGCTTAGCGAGCGGGTGGGCTCGCCGCCGATGAACTGGATCGCCGGGATGCCGAGCTCCGCGGTGTCGTCGACGACCCGCTGCCAGTCGGCGAGGGTCATGTCTCCGTGGCTCACCTTCGGTCCGGACAGGGTGCAGCAGTGCGAGCACTCGAGCTGGCAGTTGCCGGTGAGCTCGCACTCGACCGAGAGGATCCCGGCGGCCGCGGTCTCGAGCGGCGCGGGACGGACAACTGTGGTCATGGGCGCTGAGCCCCTTTCAAGTGTTTGGAGAGATGAGGAAGCCCGCCCCGGTCACAGTCCTGAGGGAACCGGACCGAGGCGGACTGGCGGTCCCGCTCCGGGCACGGTCCTGCCTGGAATCGGCCTGGAGCGGGGGCTCGCCCCGACTGGGGCTTCCGGTCCACCGGCCGGGGCGAGCGTCTGGGGGTGCGACCCTTAACCCGATTCGGTCGCCATGGGTGTGGAGCAGCGGCTCAGTGAGCCGGCGGGTTGAGCGTCTCGTAGTGGTCGCACAGCGACTGGACGGACATGGCCAGCTTCCGGGCCCGGCGGTACGCCGCTTCGGGCCCGAAACCGGGCGTGGTGTTCAGACGGCGCCACGCCTCATCCGCCCCGATCTCCGCGATCTGGGCGCTGACATCACCCGCCGGCTGCGAGCGGATCAGCGCTCGCAGCTCCGGGACCATGAGACGCACGTGTGCCCGCAGGACCTCGGTGAGGTCGTCCAGCTCCTCGATGGGCGACGCACTATTCACGCCGTATGCGTAGAGGCGGCGCACCGTCTCGCGCATCGTGGAGATGTTCACCGGTCGTGGATCAGTGCCCTGGGCTGTGGGCACGGTCTGCTCGGCAGTACCGTTCTTCATGTCGACGCTCCCTCGTAGCGTTGGCCGTGCCCCGGGGCCGTGACCGCGGTCGCCGGGGTCCTTTGGGAACCGTCTGTCGCCGCTCACCGGGCTGCCTCGCAGCCGCAGGTGACGATCGGCCAGGAACGCTCCCGGCCCGGCAGTGTGATGTGGCCCGCCGCGAACAGGTCGCTGGCGACAGCACCGCAGTAGAAGCAGGCCAGGCCGTGGAGCCTGGCGATGCTCACGCGCTGCTCGACCGGCCGGGAGGGGCCGCGCTGGTGCTCCATCGTTCCCTCCGTCCATCAATCGGTCCCGTGTGGTGAGACCGATGATGGACGGCTACAAGGGACACAAGGACTACAAGCTGTAGCCCTGGAATCCTCGCTCCGAGGGGGTTGTCTACACGGCGCCGATCCATTCCGCGAAGCTCGTGAGGCTCTCCGCGTCGGCGCGCTTCAGGCGGCGGAGGGTGGCCGCGTCTTCCCTTGCCCACGGATGCTCACGAGTGTGCTGGGGAGCGATGTGGCGGGCCACCTTCAAGGACTCGAAAGCGTCGTCGCTGCGTCCGGACCACAGCTGTGCCCGGGCCAGTTCAATGTAGAAGCCCGAGCGGCGCTCCTGGGGGAGGGCGTCGCCGGGCTTCCACTCCTCCGCGACATCGAGAGCGCGGCCGACGTGATCTCCGCCCAGACTCACGGCCACGGACACTTCATGGGTGCGGACGGAGTCCGGCCCGAACGCGGTGCCGCCATACACGTCTTCACGGATGGTGTCACCCAATTCGCGGGCTTCCGCCAGGTGTGTGGCTGCGGCGTCGGCGTCGTTGGCGCGGCCTGCGATGACGGCTGCACGCATGTGGAGCGCGCCGCGCGCGGCTGTACTGGTCGGGTCGCTGGGCGCAGGCGCGACGTCAACGGCCAGCTCGAGCGCGCGCAGCCCGGCCCGGTGGGCTCGGGCGGCAAAGAAGGTTTCCGTTCGCACGTACGCCACGGTGGATGCGAGCAGCAGGTCGTCTGCCTGATTGGAGGCCCACCGCATCACGTCGATGAGGCGCGCGGACAGGTCGTGGGCACCGTACTTGTAGGCGACGGCGTCCGCGCAGCGCGCCGCAGACACGACCAGCCGGGCCGCGCTCGGGCCAGGACGGGCGTGCAGGTGGGCGAGCGTGTCCTCGATCAAGGCAGGGGCCTGCTTGGCGATGAGGCTGTACTGGGCTGCGAGCCGCCAGTTCACCGCTTCGCTGACGGCAGCCTGCAGTTCGTGACCGGTGCGGCGCGGCGGGTCGAGAGGAATGTCGTAGGAGGCCAACACTGCGGAGAGTTCGGGCAGTGCGCTGTGTACCCGGCGTTCGGTGCCGGTGTGGCCGGTGGCGAGCCGTGAGGGGTCGACGGCGAGCGCGGCGGCGATGGAGTCGAGGGTCGCATCGCCGGGGTTGCGGGCCCCCCGCTCGATTCCCTTGATCGTGGCGAGGGAGACGAAAGCAGCGCGGGCGAGGTCGGACTGCGTCATGCGGCGGGACTGGCGGGTCGCGGCAATCCGGCGGCCTACCTCCCGCGGTGAGTTGGCGGGCATACTGGCTCCGTTCAGGGCGTCACTCTGAACCGTACCCACGCCTCAGGGCGCGGGATACGCGAACGGCCCTGCCTGGCATATGCCAAGCAGGGCCGTTCTGTTGCCTCTACTCGCCGACGATGCGGATGAGGTCGGTAAGTGCGCCGATACTCCAGTCTGCAGCTGCGAGTACCTTCGGGTCTTCCGCCCACAGGTGTCCCCATGGGCCGCGCCGCAAATGCGCCACCTTCAGTCCGGCCGCCTTCGCGGGGAACACGTCGTTGGCGGGGTGGTCGCCGACGTACAGGGTCCGCTCCGCGGGTGCCTGCGCTACCTCGAGAACACGCTCGAAGAACGCCGGCGATGGCTTCGCGACGCCCCACTCCCCCGACGTCGCCACCAAGTCCGCAGGAAGCTCAAGGGCACGAAGTAGCCGCCCCACCTTCACGGTCTGGTTCCCAGCAACGACGACGCGAACTCCTTGAGACCGCAGGGCAGACAGTGCGGGCCGTACGTCCTCGTACAGGTCGCTCTCGTCCAGCTGCTCGCCACGTCCGGCAGCTTCACGGGCTTCGTACTCGGCTGCAATGTCGATATCTGGGCGCAGCAGTCTCAGCGCATGTGCGTTGTCGCGGCCCTGCACGGTGACGGCGCCCACCAAGGCGGCGACGGTGTGACGGGGTGCTCCGAGCCAGTCCGCCCAGGAGGCCCAGTAGCGGTCGTCCCGGGTCAGGGTCTCTCCGACGTCGAACACGATGGTCTCAATCACGGGGGCAGCCTACGGCCCATGGCTGGCCATCTCGGCATGCCGAGATGGTTCGCCAATCAGTGCACCGCCTGCGCCGAGAAGCAGGCGCCCTCGGCGCCGTGAGGGTTGGGCTCAAGCTACCTGCGGTGTCTGCGGCGGTCGCTATTGTCCGGCTCATGAACATCTCCTGGACCGAGATAGCGAGCATCTCCGCAGCTGGGCTGAGCGCAGTAGCTGCGCTAGGGGCGTGGCGCGCGGCACGGCGGTCGAGTGCCACCGCAGCAGCCGTTGCAGCGATCGAGCACGAGCGCTGGCACGCCGAACTCACTCCGGAGTTCGTCATCACGTTCAAGCGCGGCGAGGGCGACAGGGGGATGCTGGATGTGCAACTCGTTGGCCCGTTGCCGCTGCGCTTTCTCGATGAGGTCGCGATTCGGATCATCAGCAGCGACGACGCCGACCGTACGCCGCGACACAGCCAAGGCCCCACCCAAGAGGAGATCGACGCGCAAGTCTGGGGCCCATACCAGTTCACTTACGGAGCGGACGGCGCCAACGTCGACGGCCAGAGCGTCGCCCCCGTACCCATGCATGTGGGCCGCGGGCGTCCCTTCTCCATCGAGAAGACAAGGCCGCCGCGGTGGCAAGAGGGCCAGGACGTGAACCAGCGGTGGCGCGATCAATGGCTGAGGTCCCCGGTCCGGTTGCTGATCAGCTGCCGGCGTCAAGGGCTCGAGCCCTGGATCATCCCTTACGACGTGGATCTCCCTTACTTTCCCGGTGCCCGCCTAAGGTAGACACGCAGACAGGCCCCTCCCGCCGTTGGGCGGGAGGGGCCTGTCTGCTACTCGGACGGTGCCTCGGGCGGCGGTTCCGGCTCGAGTGCTCCTACGGTCCAAGGATCGCCGCGACGACGCCGCCAGCTGCTCCGAGTGCGGCGGCGACACCGGACGCGGTCCACACACGGCGCTCGAGGGCGCTGACTCTCGTTGCCAGGTTGGCCGCCTCCTTCTCAGCTGCGGACAGTCTCCGCTCGGTGTGGTCGGACCGCTCCACTAGCACGTCCAGCTTGCCGTTCAGGGCAGTGAGGCCCTTCTCGAAGGTGCCGCGCATGCGCTCCAACTCGACTGCTACGGACCCCGCCTCCGGGGGCGTCACTGCTGGCTGCCCTGCGGCGGCGGCCCGTCGTCACTCAGTCCGATTCCGAACCGGTCGAGCAACTGCTCGACCGCGGGCAGGCACATGACCCGGGCGAAGCCGGCGGCGACCGCGACGCCTCCCGCGATCCAGGGCCAGTGCTCAGGGATGCCGGACACGCCGACGATCGCGGGCACGGCCAGCGCGAGACCGACGCCGGTCTGCAGGACGGTGCGCACGGTCTTCTTGGTCGTGTTCTTCATGGTGATCAGCCCTTCACTGTGAAGCCGTGCCGCTGACCGAGCTTGGTCAGCGACGTCTTGCCAGGGATGCCGTCGGCGTCGCGGCCGGCGTAGCCGAGGCGGCGCTGCCACCGGCCGTAGGCGGTGACGGTCGCGGTGCCGAAGTGCCCGTCGACGTACCGCTCGTCCAGCAGTCCCTCGGCGGCGAGCGCCCGCTCGACGATGCGGGCGCCGCTGTAGCTGACGGGGGTGCCCTTCTTGGCGGGGTCGCGGCGGGCGGCGGCGATCAGCTGCGACAGGTCGACGGGCGGCCGGCTGCCGGGCCGGGTGCCGAGCAGCCGCTCGAGGCTGGCCTCGCCCGGTACGCCGTCGGCGTCGGCACCGCGGTAGCCGAGGCTGCGCTGCCACGAGGCGTAGTTGAGGGTGTCGGCGTCCGTCCACGTCGGGCCGGGGCCGACCTTGTACGCGTCGCCGTGCCCGCGGGCGACCAGGGCGCGGCCCACCCGTGTCACGTGGTCGCCGTGGGCGCCGTACCCGTAGGCGAGGCCGCCGATGGTGACGCGGTAGCGGGCCACGGTCGGGACGGTGCCGGACGTGCCGCCCTGCGGATCGGTACCCGTCGGTGGCGTGTAGCCGGTGGCGGGCATGCCGGCCTGCACCCACGCGTACAGAATGCCGCCGGGGCACTGCGTGGCGATGCCGTCGCGGTGCCCCTTCTGGGCGAGGGTCCGGCCGGTGCGGCGGCACGCCTCGTCGTACAGCCATCGGCACGCGGCGAGGGCGGCCTCGGTGGGCTGCTGGTCGCCGCCGACGGCGATCTGTACGGCGAGGCCGCTGATGTTGTGGCCGGGGCAGTGTGCGCCCTGGCGGTCCCATCCGCGGCCCTCGAAGATCTCGCCGGCCTGCGAGACAACGAAGTTGTAGCCGATCCCCGCCCACCCCTGCCGGTGGTGCTGGGCGTCGATGGCGCGGGGGATCGCGTAGCCGGTCGCGGTGATGTGGTGGGCGCCGTCGTAGTGGACGAAGAACTCGATACGGCTTGAGAGGGCGACGTGTGCCGGGCCGTTGCTGGCCGGGTCGCCGTCCCACGGCCGGGCGCCCCACGTGGCGCGGCTGATGATCGTGACGGACATGGCCATCACACCCGCTCCGGCCAGTGCCACGTGCCGCCCGGGTGCGCGGCCGCGCCTTCAGCCTTGTCTTCGGCGTGCGCTACCGCCTGGTTGAAGAACGTGCCGGTCGGATTCATCACGGCCAGGGATACGGTGCCGTCGGCGTCCGGGTGCTCTGTGACCTCGGTGATGATGGCGGCTCGGCACTGTGGCGCGAACGCCTGCGTTCCGTCCTCGCGTACGGGGGTGCCGTGGCTGACGTAGTGGACGATCCGGCCGACAGCCGGTGTGGGCGTGGACATGAAGCCTCCGGACATGAGAGAGCCCCGGACCGTTCGGTGCCGGGACGGAGGATGGCGGGTCAGGCGGGCATGAGGACCTTGAGCGCCTCTACGATCCGCCGCGCCAGGTACGCGTGCCCGGCGTCGGTGGGGTGGACGCCGTCGCCGCCGATGTACGCCGCCGCATTCGCCGTGGTGATCCACGCGCCTTGGGTGTCGAGCAGCGTCCCCGCCGCGTCGTAGACCGCGCCGGAGATGGGGGAGATGAACGGCAGACCCTCGGCCGCAGCGGCTGCCTTGAGGGTGGCGTCCGTGTTGGTGAGGGTGGCCGTCGGCGAGCCGAGCGGGGACCAACACCCCAGCACGTAGATATCACAGCCCGGTACGGCCGCCGCCTTCACCGAGTCGAAGAGGGCCTCGGCTGCTGTGCCGATCGCGCCCTGGTCGCCGCCGGAGTCGTTGTAGCCGCCCCACACGATCAGCCGATCGAAGCTGTACGGGTCGATGTCCCCGGCCACGCGGTTGCCGAAGGTCGTGTACGAGCCGGGGGTGATGTAGCCGGTGCCGCCCCGGCACTGGTCCCACACGTCCGTACAGCCGAGCAGCCGCCCAGCCCGGTACACCCATGTGCCGATACCGGCACCCGCGTTCTGTGACGAGCCGTCGGAGATGGAGTCGCCGAGGACACCGAGCCGGCCACCCCGGGAGGCCGGCTTCCACGCGGTCGCGCCGGGCCCGAGAAACAGTCCGCCGAACGGCATCGTCGTGACATCGAACCTGATCCGCCTCGGCACGGCGGACGCGAATGTCACCTGCAGCTCGTGGCGGGAGCCGGCCGACGAGGCGCCGGTGAGCTGCGGCAGGTCGGTCACCGGGCGCCCGTCCACCGTGAGCCGGTACTTCGTCGCCGAGCTGATGTACTTGAACTGCAGGCCGAACGTCGCGGCGTCGGTCATGAACTCCAGCGCCCAGTTCGACTGTCCCGAGCTGTACGTGTTGGGGTAGCGGGACGTCGGCAGGTACAGCTCCGTGTCAGGGAACACGCCACCGAACTCGAAGTCCCCGGCGCCCAGGTACAGGAACGGGCCGGTATCCGGGGTGATCTTGGCCTGCGCGCTGGGGATGGACGACGTGGACTGCGGGCCGTTCACCTGGATCGTGGGCGTGTCCGCGGTGAGGGTCTCGGCGAGCACCGGATCGGGCAGATCGCGGCGCCGCCACCCGGCACCCCACCGCATCTTCGTTGTCTGCAGTGAGTCGGCGACGAGCGTCATGCCGTCGCTGGCCACACCGACCCGGGCCACCGTGGTGACCCCGGTCCCGGCCAGCAGGTCCCCGGCCGTCGTGACCGCATCCGTCGTCAGAGCGGTGCCCGACAGTGAGGCGAGGTCGTTCTCCACCGTGGTCAGGTCGTCGCCCAGGTCGGTGGCCACCGTGCGCCGGCGCGGCCCGGCGCCGCCGTTGGCGTCGAGGTACATGCTCCGTACCCCGTCCGGGCCAGCGAACTCGGGGATGGCACCGGTGGCGTCCGTGGTCAGGGTGGCGATCGGCGTGGTCCCGTCGGTTTCCACCAGGTCGGTGTACTGCGTGCCGTCGCTCGCTGCGTTCCATGCGGTGACGGTCGCGGACGGCTGCAGCGTGGCGACGTCGTCGGTGCCGAGGGAGATGACGTAGTCGGCGATGCCACCGAATCTGTGTCTGGCCATGCAAGGCTCCTTAGTACCGCAGGTAGGTCATGGTCAGGGTCAGGGTGTGGCCGGTGCCGACGTCACCCGACAGGAACTTGACCCGCATCTCACCGTCGATCCCGACATCCACGCGGCCCGTCGCGCCGTTGGAGAAGGTGCAGGCGAAGAAGTGGCTCCGGGTGATCGGGCGCAGGGTGCTGGGGACGACGGCGACCTTGGAGCCGTCCGAGTCGGATCTCGACAGCGTGCTCTTGCGCCGCTTGCTGATGCGCAGCGTCACTGTGTTGCCGATACGGCGGCCGACCTGGTCGGCGATGCTCTCCCAGCTGGACTCGCCCGCGCTCAGGGCGAGCTCACCCGTGTCCTCGTAGAGGGTGGCCCGGCTGCTCCCGTTCCACCCGGTCCAGCGGCCGGAGTCCGTCTCGTACTGGATCTCGCCCAGGACGGGCAGCGGATTGGGGTGTCCGAAGGTGATCGGCCGCACTCTCGATCCGACATACAGCTCACCGCGGATCACGGTCACCGAGGTCGCGCCGTCGGGGACGACGACGCCCGCGAGGAGGATCTCGTACACGCCGGTACTGCCGGTGTCCTGCGTGAGAGCCGGGGACCCGGCGCCCGGCGTGCCCTCGAGCACGACAGCGCGCACATCCCAGGTCGAGCGGTCCAGCCGCAGCACGACCCGGTCATTGCGAGTCTGCCCGGACGTGTTGGAGGAGATCGTGAGGGTGTCGTCCGCGGAGCCCGAGTACCAGGTGTGTCCGCGTACCGAGGCGTAGACGCCGGAGCGCACAGTCACCTGCAGGCCGGTACCTGCCGCGCAGACGGCGGTACCCGTCGGGTCCCCGTAGACACCGTCGTCCGAGAACCGCGCGGCAAGCTGCTCGTATTCGGCATCGGTGACGTTACGTGAGTTGTGGTTGGGCGACGGCCAAGAATTCTGGGCCACGTCTACCTCGCTTCTATTCTGCCGAGCCTGCGGCCCAGTTCTCGTACCAGCCGCACCATCTGCGGATTCGTCGTCGCCGAGGGCGAGCCGACCAGCGACGTGACGTGCTCCCCGCTGCCGGGGGTGGCCTGCAAGTGGATGGAGCGGACGATGTCCGCTACCTCCAGACCGGTCGGCAGGGCCACCGTCACCCGATCCCCGAGCCCGAAGTCCCGGCCAGCCCGGAGGTCTTCGGTGTCGACGGTGACGGTCGCGAGCTCGACCGGCTCGGCCCCCTCGGCCAGAGCCTCGGTGCCCTCCTGGGTGAGCTCGCCGGCGGCGTCGGTTTCGGCGCTGCCGCTGACGAGCTGCTCGACACGCCACCAGGCCGCGGCCGCCGCGGTGTCGGCGACCTCGGTGAAGATACGGTCGGCGGGGGACTCGACTTCGGAGCCCTGCACCAGGGCGTGCGTGACCGTCGGCGCGGACTGCTTGTAGGTGAGCGACCGCAAGTTACCCAGGCCCGGGCTGAAGCGCGCGGTGGCGGTGAGGTCGGCCGGGGCGTAGCAGCCGAACAGGAGCTGCCCGGCGTCCTGGCGGACACGGAAGCCGAGCCCGCCGCCGTCGACGGCGACCCGCCGGCAGGCAGCGAGCAGGCCCTCGAAGCGGGTGCTCACCGTCGTCGTGGTGCCGACGCCAGCTGCCGCGTCCAGGACGAAGTTGGGGATCTGCCGGGCCGCCTGCGCGCCGGGGCCGCAGTTGAGATCGACCAGCGTCCTGATGATCGTCTCGGCGTTGGTGGCGGTGAGCGCATATGCGGCGGTGTCGGGCTGGTTGGCCCACGTGGCTGCCGGGTCGGCCCAGGTGAGGTACCCGGCGACCACGGCGAGGTCGTCGCTGAAGTTCACGGTGACCTGGCCTGGAGGAGCCTCGCCCTCGCTGCCGATTCCCCACGAGTAGTCCTGCGTGATCTCCATGGGGCCGGCCATCCAGATGCTGCGGTCGCGGATGACGACGAGCCGGTTGCCCGGCTGGAGTTGCTCCATCACGTACGGGTGGGCGACCAGGGTGACGGTCCCGGATCCGGGCTCGTTGAAGCGGACCGTGACATCGAGGCTCGTCCAGTCGGCGAGCGGGTCGCCCTGCACGGTGAGGTCCTGGTCGGTGACGAGAAGCTGGATCGCCAAGGCCCCCCCTTATGCGGTCTCGTAGCGCGGGTTGAACGACATGTCCACAGAGCTGCCTGCGGCGGCGCCGTCGAGCTGGAAGTTGACCTCGTTGTCGCCCGGGTCGAGGCCCCACAGAACAGCGCCGGGCCAGTCGAGGGCGCCGATCCAGTTGACGGTCGCGCCCTCGGTGGTGGTGGCGACGGTGACCGTGCCGCCGGTCAGCCCGGTCGGGGTGACGGTGACCTCGGGCACGTCGATGCCGAGGTATTGCCCGGCGAAGGAGAGCGTGATCGTGCCCGGCAGCGGCCCGCCGCTGACCGCGATGTCCCCGGCCTCGACATTGGGCAGGGCTTCCAGCGCGGCGCGCACAGTGGCGGCGTCCGCGTTGTACGCGATGGCTGCGGTGGTCTGACCGTCGAAGCCGATCGTGATGGTGCCGGCGGTCGCGGCGCCAAGGTCGACGGTCTGCACCTCCGCGGTCTTCTTCGTCACCCGCGGCGGGTCGGTCGAGACGATGACCTGCTCGGTGGCCAGCAGTGACCCGGACACCTGCGACGGGTCGATCACGAAGGACTCGCCGCTGTCGTCGCGGGTGAACGTCACCGAGGTGGCAGGCCCGGTGACCGTCCAGACCGGCCACACGACCTCTTCGCCGGGGTTCATGACGGTAGTTGCGCCGAGCACCTGGGACGAGGAGACCGAGGGGTACGGCTGGAGGAAGTCCTCCCCGGCACCGTGCTCGCGGTGCAGCATCCTCGGTGTCGGGTCGTACCAGTACGGGTCCTCGCAGTACAGGGTGATGATCGCACTGTCGAATGTGGTCCCGCTGGCGTTGCGGTTGCCCTGCCCGTCGAAGCCGTCCTGGTAGTGCACGTCGATCCAGCGACGGGTACCGTCCGGGCGGGCGACCTCCAGGACCCCGGGACCGTCGCGCAGGGTGCGGGTGAACCCGCGGGCCAGTTGCCGCCAACGGGCCACGAACTCCAAGTGTGTGGCCCCGTACACGTGCAGGGGCCACACGATCGCGCGGCTGAGCGGCTGCGCGTGCCGCAGTCGTGATCCGCCCCGCGGGTGCGGGTCAGTCGTCAGCTCCCGGGGGACGGCACCCAGGCCCGACACCCCGTCCGCGAGTGTGTACCAGCCCAGACGGCGCGAGGTCAGGGGCCAGACGCCGCCGGCGGGGTCGTAATAGGTGGCGGAGATGTAGCCGACATCCGGCACGGTGACCGGGGGCTGCTCGACCACACTGGCCGTGGTGATGATGGGCATTTAACGCGGCCTCCCCACCCTGGCACGGGCCTCCTCCTGGCGTTGGATCAGCCGCAGGTCGGAGGCGTCGATGACGGACTTGCGCGGATACACGTTGTAGGTGACCTGCGGGCTCGATGAGCCGTGGTCCACCAGTCCGGCCGCCGGGGCCGAAGCAAACATCCGCCCCGACAGAGGCGGGCCGGCCATGTTGTTGAGCCGCTCGAACAGGTCCGCACCGTACTTTCGGACGGCGGCCGCGCGGATGACGAACTCACCGTTGCTGAGCCAGGCGGGGATGCTGTCGGAGGTTGCTGTGCCGGGACCGAAGACGGCCCCTCCGCCGGGGTACCCCCGCACGGCGCCGCCGTCGGCGTAGCGGCGCACCAGGCCGCCACGTGCGTAGTGCCCGGCGCGCAGCCGGGCCATGTTGCGGGCCTCGCCGGTGCCGGTGACGGTGAAGTGGGTGTTCACCTTCAGGTGCTTGTCCCGGAGCCGGTCCAGCTCGCGGCGGAGGGCCTTCGCGTTCTCGACAGGCCCGTGCGTCGGCGCGGTGATCTTGACGTTCTTGCTGCCGGGGATCTTCTTGACGTTGTACCCGGCAGCCTGCAGCGCCTTGATCGCTTCCCCGGTCGGGGCCTTGATGGTGATGGTCTTGCCAGGTGGGACGGCGATCACCTTGTCGCGCAAGGTCTGAATGTCCTTGATCGTCTTCTCCGCGCCGGGCGCGGCGACCCTGGTGTCCTTCGCGCCGGGCAGCTGTGCGTAGGCGCTGGTCAGCTCGTTGATCTGATCCGTGGTGAAACCGGCCGCCTTCATCGCGCCCTTGAGGAGCGCGATGTCCGCCTCGAAGACGGCGTTGCCCGCCTCTACGGAGCCGGTCTGTTCACCGACGGCCTCCGCGTGCTTGATCGCGGCATCTGCGGCATCGAGGTACCACGAGCGGACCGCCCGCCCCTTGGCCGTATTGACGTCCAGTGTCTTGCCGTTGTCCTTGACGACCTCGGTGACCTCTGCGACGGAGTCCCTGAAGTTGATCTCCGCCTGGGCACTACTGATGGCGACGCCGTTGAGCGCCGCGAGTGCCTCGGTGAGCTTCTCCGCCTCGGTCCGCTCGTCCTCCATCGCGTCCTTGGTCGTCAGGGCAGCGTCCCCGAGCTCCCCCTGCCCCTTGGCCGCGAGCTTCGTCTGCGTGTCGGCGGAGAGCAGCGCCTCCTCGTACTTGGGCAGCAACGTGCGGAACTTCTCCGTGCTGGTACCGCCGGCCTCGGCCGCGGCCGCGTAGCGCTTGAACGCCTCACCGGCCTCCTTCGCCCCGCCGTTCTGCACGAGCTCCGCGAGCGCCTGGTCCAACGCCTCGACCTTCTTTGTGGCAGCGTCCAGGCCAGGCCCGCCCACATCCGTACCGGGGTCGAACGTGCCGAAGAAGTCCTCAACGCGGTCGAGGGCGCCGGGGTGGGCGATGCGCGCGACCGCATCCCCGAAGCCGTCCAGGTCGTCGCCGAACAGGCGCGCCGCCTCGCCCGCGATCTTGCCCTTCTGCGCGAACGTGACCAGCGAGTTCGTCAACTTCGTGACGCTGGGCGGCGCCGCCGTGAACCTGCTGACCAGCTTGTCGATGCCCCAACTGAGCGCCGCGAGCACGCCCAACGTGAGCCCCAACTTGCCGAGCAGCAGAAGCTTCCCCCGCACGACCTGGGCTGTGATCCCGAGCGCGACCAGCTCGCGGCGCACCAGCATGACCCGCGGCAGGAACAGCAGGATGCTCGCGCCGACGAGTCCGAGGATGCCGATGATTCCGGTGAGCAGGCCGGCCGACTGCTGCAGCCCGGGCGGCAAGGTGTTGTAGACGTTCACCAGGCGGGTGACCCACTGCACCATGTCCCGCAGTGCCGCGTTGGCCGCGGTGCCGGTCTGGATCAGCGCCGTCTCGAGCGCGCTCTTCAGGAGCTCGAGGTCGCCCAGCAGATGGTTCATCCGGGCGGACGCGACGCGCTGGGCGTAGCCGTTGTCGTTGACGGCGTCGGTGTACTTCTTGACCCCGGCCTCGCCGTGCTTGTACAGGATGTTCGCGCCGCGGACCGCGTCCGAGCCGAAGATGACGCCCATGGCGGCGTTGCGGGCCTCCGGCGTCAGGTCGCTGAACGCGATCTTCATCCGCTGCGCCATCTCGTGCAGGCCGACGAAGTTGCCGTTCGCGTCGTACGCGGAGAAGCCCAGCGCGTCCATGGTGCGCTGCGCCTCTTTGGAGTTGGGCGTGAGGCGCTGGAGCATGACCTTCAGCGACGTGCCGGCGTCAGAGCCCTTCAGGCCCTCCGCGGCGAAGAGCGCCAGGGTGCCGGCCGTGTCCTCGAAGCTGAGGCCGACCTGCGAGGCGACCTGGCCCGCCATACGCAGCGACAGGCCCATCTGGTGGACGTCGGTGGTGCTCTTGTTGGCGGCGGCGGCCAGGACGTCGGCGATGTGACTGACGTCCTTACCCTCCATGCCGAACACCGTCATGGCGTTCGCGGCGATCTCCGCGCCCTCAGCGACGTTAATCTCCGCCGCCGCGGCCAGGTTCAGAGCGCCCTTCAGCGCGCCGCCGGCGATGTTCGCCGTCGACACGCCAGCCTTCGCGAGTTCGTGCTGCGCGTCGGCGGCCTGCACGGCGCTGAACTTGGTGGTGCGGCCGGCCTCGAGCGCGGAGGCCCGCAGCACGCCCATCTCTCCGGCCGTGGCACCGGTGACGGCCTGCACCGAGGCCATGGCCTTCTCGAACCGCGCGGAGGCGGCGACCGCGAAACCGAACGCGGCGATCAACCCGATCGACGTGTTCCGGATCGCGGTGAGGGTGGTCCTCTGGTTCTGCGAGACGCGGTTCATCGCCCGGCCCGCGTCCCGCATGCGGGTACGGATGTCCCGGCTGGTGCGGTTCGCTGTCCGGGACGCGTCGTTCATGCGGGCCCGGAACGCGGCGATGTCCGCCGTGAGCAGCACCGAGACGGTACGGACGGCCACGGCCCACCCCCTTCGGTGCTAGGTCAGGTGGGTCGTGCAGAGCGGAGTGTCCCCGCTGTCAGCCCTTGGTCACGCGGACGTGCAGTCCGCGGGTGTCCCCGCCGTTTTTCTCGTGGTTGCTCAGCGCCCGGGCGGCGGCCGCGCAGGCGTGGCACTTGGCGAGTTCACCGCGCCAGGCGAACTCGTTCTTCGGGTCGGATGCCTCTGCCCAGTCCTGGCCGCAGTCCGGGCACCGCTGTGCTTCGACCAGCTGCAGGGCGAGCGCCCAGCCCCGGTCGTCGTCCGTCCACAGCGGCTCGCCCGGTTGCGGCCACGGCCTGCCGAGGAAGATCGAACGGGGTACGCCCCACGCCCGCGCGGTCTCTACTTCCCGTCGGTGTGGGAGGCGAGGATCGCGGAGGCGTGCAGCGAGAAAGGGACAGAGGTCGCCTCCCCGTTGACTTGCCAGGCTGCCTCGATGAGCTGCTGGCGCTGCCCGAGGTTCAGGGCCTCGAAGAGCTGCTCGAGGTCCTCCGGGGTCATCTCCGGGTCGACGCAGGACGCGGCCACCAGGGCAGGCGGCAGGGTGTCGTCGTCCCACGCCGCGTCCTCGGTCTTGCCCGGGTGCATGGCCACGAGGTCCGACCATGCTTCGGCGCCCAGCGACCGGAAGGTGAACTCGACCTCTGCCTCGCGCATCTGCTCCCGGGCGGCGGCGATCTTTTCGGCGATCTCCACGCCGGGGTTCTGGTCCGCGATGCTGTCGGGCCTCCACTCCGACAGCGACGACAGCTGCGCCTCGAGCCGCTCGACCTCTGCCGCCACGTCCCCCGCGAGGCAGATCCGCACCGTCAACTCGCGCGGCCGGACCTTCTTCAGGACGTCCTTGATGTCGGGCATCAGGCCGCCACCACCGCAGAGGTGTCCGGCTCCTCCCTGAGCTTCATCATGGAGGTGAACTTCGCGACCTCGTTCGGGGCCGGCGCGATGGTGTTCCGCTCGCCGCACTCGACCGGGTAGACCTCAGCTTCCTGCCCGGCCGCCCACGCCTCGGTGTACGGGAGGACGCGGCGGACCACGAGGAAGCCCATCGTCTGGTAGGTCAGCGTCGTCCACGGCAGGTCGTCCGTGGCGTTGTCGCCCCGCTTGAACGTCACCTCCGGCGAGAAGCCGCGGCGGCCGGCCCGGTTGGTGGTGAACGTCGACGCGAGCGAGCTGTTGTCGACGTCGGCGGTCTCCGCGGGGATGTTCAGCCCGTCCGGGGTGACGCGCGTGGTGAAGTCCTCACCGGCCTCGAGTTCTGCGACGGTCGGGGCGGAGATGTTGGCGATACTGGTGACCCAGGCGACCCGGGTCTTGCCGTCGTTGATCACATCAGACACGGCAGTGCCTCCTTCGGGGCATAAAGAAGGCCCCGGCCGGAGCGGCGGGGCACGGGTAGTGCAGGCAGTGGTCAGATACGCAGGGCGGCGACCGTGACGCTGGTGGTCGCGGAGTAGGAGACGGACGCGAGACCGGAATCCGCCGGGTCGCCGTACAGCGGCCGGCCCATCGAGTCCTTGTCCGGGACGGGGATCATCTGGTCGTCGCCGGCGTCGACGGTCACGGGCCGATCGGCGATCTCCAGCCCGTCGACGGTGGCGGGCGTCGCCAGCGTCACCGTCATCGCCGCGACATCCTCGTTCTTGACGTGCAGGAAGGTCGTCTTGCCGGGCTTGAGCTTGTCACCGGCTACGTCTGCGGGCGCGTAGGTGGGGCTGAGCCCGCCGGCCGTGATGGTCTGGGTCGTGAGAGTGGCCACGGCCGCTCCTCCTTAGCTGATGGTGCGGAGCATGAACTGGATCGGCAGGTACATCAGGGGCGGTGTGAGGTCGTCGTCGCGGAGCATCGGCGGCCCGCCCAGCTCCTCCACGTGAAACGCCTGCCGGCCGGTCACCTCGAGCCGGGGGTGCAGCGCCTGGCGGGTTCTGTCGACGGCCCACAGGCAGCGCTCCTCATCGGCGCCGACGCACGTGACCTGGAACATGACCTGCATGTCGGTGCGCTGGTCGGCGAGCGACTCGGACATGGTCTGCCCGGGGCTCGTGTACAGCACGACGTACAGGCCGGCGGCGGGGGCCGGATCGGGTGCCACGCCCAGGCCCACGGTCAGGCCGACGCCCTCGAGCGCCGCGACGATCGCGTCCCGATGCGGCAGGACCGCCGGCGGCGTGCTCATCCGCGGCCCATCTGCAGGCCGATCGCGGCAACGTGCAACGTGAACGCGGCCGCCTCCGCCTGTAGAGCGCGGCCGCCGTCGTTGTGCGGCGGGTTCTTGACCGACCCGAACTCGAGCAGGTTGCCGAGCGCGCCCTGGGGCCGTGTCTTGTCGGGCCCGATCTCCGCCTGCGCGCCGGTGGGGTACGGCCGCATGTCGTAGCTGATCGAGTTCGGATACAGGCGCGCGTGCTGCCGCGCGGTGATTCGCGCGTTGGCCTTCCACCCGTTCTTGACGTTCAGCGCACCGCGGTTGACGACCGCGACGGCCTGTACCTGCGCCCTCACCGCGTTCGCACGGAACACGGCGGCGAGCTCATCGAGCTGACGGGTGTTCGCGTTGATGCTCATGACCGGTCCTCCGCAATGACTCGCCACGCTGTGGCCGTGGAGCTGTACTGGATGCCTGCGACCCACAGCCGCATCCCCGTCATGCGGGGGTCGAGCGCCGCAGTCACGTCGATGAGGTCGCCGGGCTCGGGCCGCTCCCCCGACGCCGGCAGCTCGGTCGAGAACGGGATCGTGACCCGGTACTGCCGCAGGGTCACTTCCTGCTCGCCCGCCTGGACCTCGGCGTCGGCGAGCTGCGCGACCTTCACGCGGGCCGGGCCGGTGTAGAAGGTGACCAGCCGGGGCCCGGGAGAGGTCACGCCGGTCTCCCGGTCGAACACGTCCTCGCCGGGCCGGTAGAAGTCGATCGCGTCGATCATGAGGGCTTCGGCTTCGCGCCGGCCCGCGGCGAGCGCCGCCTCGAGCGCGCTCACGACTGCTTCACCGAGAACGCAGGCCGCCGGTACTGGCGCAGGTCGGCCTTGTGTCCGGGGGTGAGCTTGGCGTTGCCGATCGTCTCGGAGGCGAAGGTGCGGCTGTAGTCGTCGATCGCGACCGACCGGAGGTTTTCCGGATTGCTGAGGTTCATGGATGCCAGGTCGAGGACAATGTCCGTGATATCGTCCGGCACCTCCTGGTCGCCGTGGCTGTAGGTGACCCGCACACGGGGCGCCCACACGCCCTGCTGCTGCCGCCACGGCCAGCCCATGGTGCGGGTCGGGGCGTACCAGGGATAGCCGCGGGTCAGCTCGTTGCCGAGCCGCGTGAAGTCCCGGTCCTCGATGGCCGGCACCTCGATGCCGCCCATCTCCCCGAGCTCCACCACGGTCAGCGGGTGGGTGGCATCGACGACCAGCGGCCGCTGCGGCAGCGCCAGGACCCGGTCCCCGCCCCGCAGGAGAATCGTCTCGTTCTCCACGAGGGTGATGTCCTGCCGGGTGTAGGCGCGGACCCGAGCAGACGCCCGCTTCAGCGCCAGTTCCGCCTGCGCAGCCGGCAGCGTGCCCGGGTCCAGTCGCATCGCGGCCTCGAGGTCGGCCGCCGTCGCCAGCGGTGGAAGAGCCACGGCAGCCGCCCCCTCAGTCCTCGGCCGGCTTGAGGATCTGCTCGAGCGCCTTCACGAGCGTCGCCCGCGGTTTCTCCTTGGCCTGCTCCGCGTCCAGCGCCTCGCCGGCACGCCCGGTGTCCTCGCCCACCCACTCGAGGACCTTGGCCACCGACGCAGTGATGTCCAGCAGGGGCGGGCAGAGCTCGCCTCCGCAGACATCGCCGTCGACGCACGGCTCCCGGTGCGCCGTCGGCTCTTCGGGAGCTTCGGCGTCGACGCGGGTCACCTTCTTCGGGGCCCGGGTCAGGAGCATCTCGGCAAGGCTGCCCGTGACCTCCTGACCCTCCTCGAGGTCGTGGGGCACGTGCCCGTGGAAGACCCTGCACTTCTCGTTGATGCGCACTCGCATGTGAGCACCTCCAATCTGGGCCCCGCCCGGCGCGACGGCCGGACGGGGACTGGGTCAGTTCGCGGAGTGCTCGAGGACGACCGCGCGCTTGAACTGAGCGGAGTCGCCGTTGGCGAGCGAGTCGGACGGGACGCCGTAGTCGCCGGTCCACGACCAGGACGTGGACACGATCTGCTGGAGCCGGTCCTGGGGCGGGCGCACGATGCGGGCGACGTCGACGCCGGGCGCGACGTTCAGCATCGCGATGTCGGGGACGTCGGCGACGCCGGTCTCGCGCAGCAGGCCGGCGATGTCCTCGAACGGCGCCGACACGAGGGCTCCGCCGCCCATGACGATCGGGCGGTGCACCGTGGTGGTCAGGTCCTCGTAGCCCGCCATGGTGTCGTCGAGGTAGGGCACCTCTTCGTTGCGGACCCACACGATGCCGCCGAAGACGCCCAGCGCCAGGTCCCGGTAGGTCGTGGACTCGGCACGGCCCCGGTACAGGTTCTGGAACTCGGTGTCCTCGAACAGCTGCGACTCCGTCACCGAGTCGATGTGGGCGATGTAGCTGGAGCCCTCCGCCGACGGGACGTGCATGCGGCGCAGCCGGGTGACCGCGGCCCGGAAGTGCGCGAAGGTGATCAGGTCGCCGGCGGCGAGGTCGAAAGCGGAGTCGTTCGACGCGCCCGCGATGACCTGTACCGGTGCCTGCGAGGACACCACTGAGTCGCCTGTGGTGTCGACGCGGGCGGAGCCGAGCGTGAGGGTGTTCGTGCCCGCGTCCACGCCGGTGACGGTGTTCGCCACGCCCTCGATGGTGACGTCCAGCGGGTTCGACGCGGACACCGCGGTCGGCACGCCGTTGACGATCACGTGGGTGAAGCCGTCGACGGACGCGACGACGATGCTCGAGTCGCTGACACCGTCGGCGGTGGCATAGGTGCGGCCGCCGGCGTAGGCGCGGTAGAGCTTGTTGCGCGCCAGGTGGTTGATGGTCTGTCCGGCGTGGATGCCGAGGCGGCCGACGTCGTTCAGATACTTCGACGCGAGCGTCATGCGGCTCTGGAGCATGTTGGTGTCGACGGACTTGCCGTACTGGTCCATCACCACCTCCCACTGCTCGATGTCGTACGTCGCAGCGGTGGTGTCGGAGCCGGTGATCGGCGTCGGGTCGGGGTCCATCAGACCGTTGCGGGTCATGATGCGCCGGTCACCGAGGCCGGCCTGCCAGGGCTCCGAGTCGGCGATCTGCGGGAACAGCAGCTCCGGCATCAGCGACTCCTGGAACGTGCGGTCCAGGAGTCCGTCCTGCATCATCGCCTGGATCGCGGCGGGCAGGGTCGACCGGACGTCGTGCCTGCCGAGCCGGAACCACGCCCGCAGACGCGTGCTGGTCTTGCTCATGGTCTTACTCCTCTTCGATCGAGATGGACACGAGGTCCGGGTGTTGGAGGGCGATCTGTTCGAGGCCCAGCAGCGCGGCCTGCGTGATCGCTGACACCGCCGCGCAGACCCGCCCGTGCTCTGCGTGCTCCTCGTGGCCGTCCACCTCGATCGAGGTGCGGCCGTCGCCCAGGTGGGCGCGGATGCGGATCACGTCAGCGGCGCAGCCGTACGCCGTACTTGGCGAGCTCGGCGTCGACGTCCTTGCGGTCGGCCTTGCGCCAGTCGGTCGGCGGCGGGTCCTTGCGCGGCCCCTGGCTGGGGTCCGGCTTGGGGCCGGGCTTGGGGGCCGGGTCCTGCGAAGTGGTCTGCTTGCGCAGGTGGGGCTTGCGCTCGAGCAGGTCCTCGAGGGCCGTGGCGATCGACTCGGTGTCGATCTCGCCGGCGTCGTCGGTGTAGGCCGTCAGGTCGAGGAACGCGATGGCGTCCTCGGGGTCGGCGAACTCGGCTGCGGCGGCCTTCACTTCGGCGCGCACGGCGCGCTGTGTGGCTGCCTCCGCGCGCTTCACCGCGGCCTCCGCCTTGCTGGTGGCCCGCTCGAGCTCGCTCTTGTCACGGTCCTCGAACTCCGCCACCTTCGCGGCGAGCTCGTCGGCGCGCTTCTTCTCCTCCGCGGCGGCCTTCTTCGCCGCGGCCTTCTCCGCGCGCTCCTTCTGGAGCGCCCGCTTGCCAGCGTCACCCAGCTGGCTTTCCGGGTCGTCCGGATCCTTGGGCTCGAGGTCCTTCGGCTCTGGGTCCTTGGGCTCCGGGTCCTTCGGCTCCGGTGCCGGCGGGTCCTTCGGCTGGGGGTCGTCGTGCCGGGTGATGCTGAACCAGCCGTTGCTCCGGGCAGCGGACAGCCAGCGGTTACGCAGAAACATGTGGTGCGTCTCCCGTCGCGGGAATGAGGAACGGCCGCACGTCGCGTACGGCCGGTGGCCGACTGCCTCAGGCGAGGTAGCCGAAGCGCCGCAGCATCCCGATGGCTTCATCGCGGGTGGCGGCGAGTCTGTAGATCTCCTCCGGCAGCAGTCGGGGGCTGCGGAGGCGGAAGCCCCGGCCGGAGGCCGGCACCTGGCCGCGGGCGATCGCGCGGGCCCGCTCGGAGCGGTAGAAGCTGCCGTGGCGGGTGGTGCTGTCGCGGGTGGCGCGCACCCGCTGCCGGTAGGCGGTCGAGGTGTACATGCCGCGGCGGGCGTTGACGACGGAGGTGATGTCGGCACCGTCGCGGATCGCGCGCGCCCCGGCCGCGGTGAAGATGCGAGCCTGCTCGCGCGGCGACAGCGAGTTGAAGTACGTCTGCGCGTCGACGAAGCCGCGGCGGCCGGCCCGGCTGGCGGGCGAGAACTCGCGCTGCTCGAGGAAGCCGCGCCGCAGGCTGCTGCGGGCGATCAACGTGGCGGGGACGTGCACACAGTCGCACCGCGGGTGCCGCTGAAAGCCCGCGTTCCAGCCGAACTCCTTGCCGGACAGCACGGCGCAGCGGGCGCAGCACGGCGACATGGCGACCCTGATGTAGCCGGAGATGGTGCGCCGCCCGGCGATTCCCGCGCCGGTGGCCGTACGGCCGGCGCTGGTCACCTCCGAGGCGGCGGTGCGTAGCAGCTGGTTGAGGCCGCGCATCATCGCCTCCACGTCGCTCATCCCGGCGCCGATGGCCTGCTTGGTGGTGACGACCGGCAGGTACATGAGGGACTCGAGGTCGCGGCCGTCGGCGGCGTACCCGGCGAACGCGCCCGGCTGGATGCGGCCGCCCGCCTGCGGGTCGGCTCCGTCGGCGGCCACCACGGCGTTCAGGTACGGGTCGGCGAGCGCCGCGGCTGCGGCCTGGCCCGCGGCGACGGTCTCCACGATCCGCGGCCCCACCAGCGCCTCCCACGAGCCGGTCAGGTCGCGGCGGTCAAGCTCCTGCCACAGTGCCTGCACACGGTCGGCCGCCCGCCGTGACAGGCCGGACAGGGCAACGTAGTACGCCTCAGCGAGCTGCGTCGTCGACAACGTCTCCGGGGCGGTCGTCACGCCGCGTCCGCCGGCTCGAGTTCGGGGTCGTCCTCGAGCTCGCCAGGGTCGTCGTCGCGGCGCTTCGGCCCGGCCCCGAGCGCGGACAGGTCGCCCGCGAGGATGCGCTGCATGACGCTGCTCGCCGCCGCTTCGTCCTGCTCTTCCATGCGGGCGATCTGCGCCTGCGTGTAGCCCATGTCCTCGCGGGTCTGCCGCAGCGGCACGATCTTCGCCGTGTGGAGCTTCACCGCCGCGTCGGCCTTCTGCGCGACCGTCGGCGTGGACGCGTCGCGCCAGATCGTCTCCAGCGACAGGACCCGCGGATCCCAGGCGCCGTCGCGGATGCGCAGCACCAGCCGCATGACCCGCTCCCACGACTCCCCCCACTCGCGCTGCCGGCGCTCCGCGCGCTTCACGAGCCGCGACTCGCTCGAGCGGATCGCGTCCGCGCTCGCGGGGTTCTCGGTCGAGTAGCCGAGGAAGTGCGGCGGCAGGCCCGCGAGGCTGGCCACAAGCTTGGCGAGCTGGTTGAGCGTGTCGTGGAAGTTCTTGAGCTGCGCCTCGGGGAACTGCAGCACGTCCGCGCCGCCGTCGTCGCCGGATCCGCGGCGCCGCTCGGTGGCCCACACCCGGCCGATGATCCGAGAGAAGGCACTCACGGGCCGGCCCTGCTGGTCCTGGAAATCTTCCTCGCCAAACCCGAAAGCCACGCGGCGCGGGGTGGCGTGGTACTCCGCAGACACCATCATGTCGGTGGCGATCTTGCAGGCAGCGTCCGAGAGCGGGATGACGGCCTTCAGCTCCGAGACGCCGCCGGGCTTCTTCAGCCGGGCCTTGTTCGCGAGCGGCACGACCGGCACCTCACCGAGCTCGTGGTCGTCGCGCTCCTGGTCCGGGTCCTCGACCCACACGCCGGCGCTGTCCTTCACCCACCAGCTGGTGGAGTCCGGTAGGTAGAGGGTGGCGTAGTCGGTCGGCGACCTGCCCTCGTGCTCCACGCACCAGCGCTTCACGGCGGCCGCCACCTCGCCGGTGCGCGGATCGTGCTCCGCGTACACGTCCAGTGCCGATTCCACCGTGATCAGCGGCGTGGCCGGGTCGTCCTCGCGGGCACCGACGATGACGTACGAGCGGCGAGCGATGAAGGCGTCCAGATGCCCCTGGTGGGACTGGGAGTCGAGCCGGTTCGCCTGCCAGATCCGCCACAGCTCCGCGTCGGCCTCCGCCTCCTCCGGGAACCGGAAGCCTTCGACGTCCAAGCGCTCCTCGAGGGAGTCGACGACCAGCTGGGGCCAGTTGATGACGACCTGCCGGATCCGTTCGTCCATCTCCGCCTGCAGCTCCGGCGCGAGGTAGGACAGCGGCTGCTCGCCCTCGTAGTACGAGTCCATGAGCTTCAGGTCGGGCTTGTCCCGGTCGTGGCACTGGATCAGGTGCTTCAGCCACTCCAGCTCGGTGCGCTCCACGGCTCACCTCGCTCTCATCGGATGATCAGCATTCGGGACTTCTTCTTGGGGCGGGCCTGGCCGGCGGCGATCGCGTCACCGGCGGCTTCGTGGGCGAGGATCGACGGGATCGCGGCGTCGATCTTCTGTGTGGGGCTGGCCTTCGCCAGGACGTACCGGCCGCCCGTTCGGGCCGCCTTGCGGCAGTTGCGGATGTGCATCTTCGTGATCTCGCAGCCGTCGTGCCGGAAGCTGGCGTCCGACTTGGTGACGTCGGTGTGCAGGCGCTCCGCCGCGGCGTGCATCTGCACGGTGCGGTACGTGTACCAGCGCACGACCCGCTTCTCGCCGTACTTCTCCGCGGCTGCGTCGATCTCCGACTCCCAGTAGGGCGGGTCGGCATAGAACCGGATGACGTTGTAGCGCGTGAACACTTCGTCGATCGCGGCCAGGACCTCCAGGCGCGGCACCTGGCCGTCGTAGTCGGCCGGGTTCCAGATGGTCGGCAGCCGGTCCGGCCCGTACGTGGGCGTGAACTGGTAGCCGTCCAGGGTCTCGAGGCGCAGCGCGGTCCAGTCGTCGACGTCGGAACCGTCGAACCCTCCGACGACCGCCGTCCCCTCAGGCACGTCGCGCGGCTCCGCAAGCTCGTCCCACGCGGCACCGTCCAGCCAGCTGCCCTTGCCGTAGACGATCCGGTTACCGAAGAAGCGCTCCGCCTGCTCCGGGTCCTTCTCGAGCAGCTCGAGCGCGTCGGCCTCGATCGCGTCCAGGTCGACGTGCCGGGACCCGGCGTACACGTGCCGGTGGATCCGTCTCCGCTCCGCCTTGTTGCGGTACGACAGCGACGCCGGCGGCGGCCGGTGGAACCGGAAGACGTCCTTGACCTTCGACTCGGACGTCTGCTGAGCCACCGAGTTCTGGGACGGATCCCACGCATTCGTGGTCTCCATCGTCCGGCCGCCCATGCCGGCCGCGCCGCGCCGCTGCGTGTCGGCCACCTTGTCCATCTTGTTGTCCGGCGTCCACAGGCCGCTCTCGTCCTGAAGGACGAACGTGACCGGGTTACCCAGACGGCTCTGCGCGGAGCTGGTGACGACGTCGATCCGGCCGTCGTTCGGCAGGCGGATGAACTGCTCGCCGACCTTCATCAGCTCACCGAGGATCCCGTTCCGGATCATCGACTGGAGCGGCCGATAAACGTTGTCCGTCTGGTCCTCGGAGAACGCCGTGATCTGGATGAGCGGCGTCGGCCACGGGATCGCCATCGGATCGCCCGGCTGGTACTCGAACGCCCAGCCGCAGCCGCAGCCGTGGTCCCGGCAGTCGTAGACCTCGCCGCCCTCAGCCCAGCCGTCGAACACGGCCGGCCCGACCGCCTCAAGCGCACAGATACCCGCGGTCCACGGACCCTTACCGGTCTTCTGCGGTGCCACGACCTGCGAGCGCCGGTTGTGGAACGCCGCGGCCAGGCGCCGCTCCCCGTTCTCGCGCCACTGCGAGACTCCCGGCTTGATCCGGTAGTGGTTCGCCGTGCACCACAGCTGCCAGTCGTACATCTTGAACGGCTCACCCTTGCGGAAGCCGTCCGGCACGATGCAGTGCTGCTCGATCCAGTCGCAGGCGACCCACAGGGTCGGGAAGTCGACGACGAACTCAGTCGCCGTCGCCACCGGAGACGACCTTCAGCCGCGACCTCGCCGACGTCCTGGCCGTGGCCGGCCGACGCGCGCCGACGGGCTTCGAAGCGTCCTCGCCGCGGTCGATCCGCCACCGGTTCGCGCGCAGCCCCGGCGTGGTCAGCCCCAGAGAGTCGCCCATCTGGCGAACCAGCGTCGACAGGCTCACGGTCGAGTCCATCAGCTCTGCCTCAGTGAACCGGCGGACGTACAGCGCGACCTCGAGCTCCTGCCCGAGCCGCTCCCACATGATCGCCTGCGGCTTCGCCCACAGCTTCGTCCACAGAGTCTTCTCACGAGGGCTCTGCTTCGTCAGCGGCCACCGCGGCGGCGTTCCGCTGCGTCCTTCGGCCGGCAGAACGGTCCACTCGCCGGCGTCCCGGTCCCGGTTGAGGGCGGTCGGGTCGGGTGCGGGTCCTGAGCGTGCGCGTGCGCCGCCTTTCGGCATGTCGATCACTCCAACTGCCGCGTCGCGCGGCTCAGTACACCGTCACATCGCGTGACCGGTGTTGATCATCTTCGGAGTTCTGAACCCGGCAGACCGGACGCGGCCCTCCCCGGCGGTCCGCCAAGATCGTTTCTAAAGGATCATCCCCCAGATGATCATGACTCAGAGTAACGAAGATCATGATC